AGAAACAACAGCCGTGACAACGTGCATGGCAGGTTTTACCTTAATCGTAGAAAAAATAGCATAACATGGCATCAAGAGAAGAAGTAATTAAACTAACCATAGAATCGGCAGAGGCTGCGAAATCTGTAAAAGAGGTACGCGATTCATTAAAGGCTATCCGTAACCAAATGTTGGGCGTTGCGGAGGACAGTCAGGAGTTCCATCAGTTAGCGGCTGCGGCAGCGGAGTTAAAAGATCGCGTTCAGGATGCTAACGAAGCTATGGCAGCAATGCACCCTGATGGGTTTCAGGCTGTAGTAGGATTTGCTCAAAAAGCAGCGGGAGCGGTTGCAGGGTTACAAGGTGCTATGGCTTTGTTCGGTGGCGAATCGGAAGAAGTGCAACAAACGATTATGAAGCTACAAGCAGCAATGGCTTTGACGCAAGGTTTGGAGTCTTTGAAAGACATGAGCAAAGCGTGGAGAGCGTTAAATGCGGTTATTGCTTCTAATCCTGTTATTGCTGTGACGGTTGCGGTTGTTGCGTTAGGTACTGCGATTAAGGAGGTGGTAAATTACTTTAATCCACTAAATACGGAGGCGCGTCGATTGCAAAAGGTCAGCGAACAAACGACAAAGCAAGTCGAGTTACGTGCGTCATATTTGGACAATGAAATAAAGTTAGCACAAGCGCGTGGTGATTCAGAGCAAAGCATTTATGAGAAACAAAAACTACAAGTTGCGGAAAAAGTCAAAGGCGCAAAGGCAGCATTGGCAGCAGCGGAAGCAACGTTAAAGCAACAGGAAGCGGAGAAAGGATTATTGGATTACATTGGCGAGGCTTACATTATGATGCTCAAAGTAACTGGGCAATCAGAGATGGCAGCCATTCAAGAGAAGGCACAGGCAGCACGTAGGCAACAAAATTTGCAGGAGTATGTCGATGCGGTAGATCAGGCGCGTTTGCAGTTGGATAACTTGATAACAGAACAAGAGATTATTGAAGTTAACCATACCAACTTTCTTAAAGAGCAATACAAAGAACGAGCAGTTGCGCAACAGGAGCAAATACAAAAGACACACGAAGTATTCCAACCTATTATTGCAACGCAAGTCAAAGCAACGCAAGACGGTGTCGCAGCTATTAAGCAGGGAACGCTTGACCTTAGCGATTACATAGCGGAGCAACAAAAGACGTTGGTCGATAAGATGCAGTATTTGCAGGATGGATTTGTTATCAGAACTCAAAACCTAAATAAGAAATTTAACGATTCAACGCAAACAGCAACGTCACAACTATTTGGAGCATTAGCGGACGCATCAAAGAAAAACGCAAAGGCACAAAAGGCATTTAGTATTGCACAGGCTGTAATTAACACATATCAGTCAGCGACAAAGGCATTAGCGACATTACCTGCACCTGCTTCATATATTGCAGCGGCAGCGTCATTAGTTGCAGGTTTCGCACAGGTTCGTAACATTATGCAGACAAACGTTGACAGTCCATCTGCAAGTGGCGGTGGCGGTGGCATGGGTGGCGGTATGGGATTAGCACAGATCAACGATCAACCAAACATCAACAGCGCGGCACAACCGTCCACGCTATTAGATCAGCAAGGCAACGTGATCAATCAACAAAACAACCAACCAACGGCATACGTGGCGGTTACGGAGATCAACGAGGTAAACAATAACGTGCAAGTAGTCGAGAACCTTGCACGATTCTAAACGAACAACACATTTGTAATTTTATCAACATGGCGAAGAAAAAGAAAAAGCTCCCTATCTACGAAATGACAGTTGACATGAACGACAATACTGGCGTGTCAATGAATGCGTTAGTGGATGCACCTGCGGTAGAGGTTGACTTTGTAGTATTTGACGAAGCGAAGCCGATGTACTTTGTTAACGACAAAGAATGGATCGTTACAGGCGTTGCAATGAGAGCGGACTTTCCAATTTACCGCAATGACAGCAAAGGCGAATATTTTGTTAAGGTTTCAAAAGAGACCATTAAAACCATCGTTAAAAAGTGGGCAAAGCAGCAACGATTTAACGCGGTTAACAAGATGCATGACGCGGAAGATATTGCCAACGGTGTGTACATGGTGGAATCTATGATCGTTGATAAAGAGCGCGGTGTTAACGCACCACAGGCATTCAAAGATGTCGAGGACGGTAGTTGGATTTTATCTTACTACGTGGAATCACCTGAAATACGCGACAAGATAACCAATGGTGAGTACAAAGGATTTAGCGTTGAGGGATTATTCGGATTTGATTTTATGGCAGACGAACCTAACCCACACGACGAACTTGTAGCGTCAATGGACACGATTATAGACAACTTTCTAAACGAATTTACTAAACCGTAATTTTAATAACATGGCAATCAATCAAGATACTATCAAAAAGTTCGCGGAACAAATGAAGTCTGCATTTGCAGTGTTCAAAGACGAACAAGTAAACACCAACGAACAAGCATTTGGTAAGGCTGTATTGCCTGACGGTTCTGTTTTGGTTTGGGAAGGTGAACCAATGATCGGAACACCTGTAAACGTAGAAACTCCCGAAGGATTAGTACCTGCAGCATCAGGTGAGTACACTTTGGAGGACGGAACTGTTATCACAATCGTTGATGGTTTTATCACAGAGATTGAAGCACCTGAAATGCAAGAGCCAAACAACGAAGAAGTTGTTGCGCCAGTCGCACCAGAAGGAATGAGCGAAGAAACTTCACAAACAACACCGAAAGAGGTTATCGAACGAGTGGAGAAAGTTCAACGTTTCACCGAAGACGAGGTAAAGGCGTTAAAAGATAATATCACAGCATTAAGCGAAGTGGTAGCTAACTTGACCAAGCAGAACGATGAGTTGTCTAAGTTCCGCACACAGATGTTAGCGTTCAACGAATCAGTTGCTAAGGCTATTGAGGATTTGGGCGACGCACCACAAGTAGAAACTAAAAAAGAGCAAAATTTCCGCGTTGAAGAGAAGGCAAAGCCGTCAATCGAGGAAATCCGCGCACGAATTTTTAAGCGTTAATATTCACTAATAAAAACATAAAAAAATGGCATTTGATTTAACAGGGATGACGAACCACGTCACCGACGAAGCAGCCGACTTACGTTCGATTGCGATTTATTCACCTGTGACTGTACCATTGGTAACAGTTGTAGAAGGCATCAAGTATTCAGAGCGTCTGACTTATTTTGATGTTGATCCTTATTTTCAAGCAGACAGCTCATGCGCTACTGTAAACCCATCTGGTGACTCTGGAAACTTCGATCAGATCACTTTGACAGTTGATTCAATGAAAGTTGAATTAGATTGGTGTTTCAAAGATTTGGACGCGAAGTCACTTCGTCGTTACTTACGCGCAGGTGCTAAATTGGACGAGAACTCTGCACCTGAATTAGTATCTACTATCATGGCACGTACAGCGGAGCAAATCGCGAAAGATTTGGAATCTGCTTACTGGCAGTCATCCAAGACACAGGGTGCAGGTACTCGTAACTTAAAGCACTTCAACGGTTTCATTCAGACTATCGAAACTCTTGGTGGTTACGTTAACTCTAACACTACAAGCGAAACTTCAATCACAGTTTCTAACGTAGTTACCATTTTCGACAACCACTGGTTAGCTGTTCCTGCTGCTATGAAGCGTAAGGAAGATTTGATCACAGTATGCGGTGACGATACTTTCGACAAATTGATCATCAAGATCAAGAACGAAAACTATTTCCACTACTCTGCATCAACTGCTGACATCGCTGCACGTCGTGTAACATTGCCAGGTACTAACATGGTTATCCAAGCGGTACCAGGATTGAACTCTGACAACGACGAGTTGAGCGGAATGCCTGCATTGTTCAAAAACCGTATTTTCACTTTCTACAAGTCTAACCTTATCATCGCAACTGACCAAATTACAGATGCTAACGATTGGATGGCTTGGTATGAGAAGAAGGACGATAAGTTGTACGCACGTGTTCGCATGAAGTTTACAACTGGCGTGTTCTTCCCTCAGCACGTAGTATCTTTCAAGACAGCATAATAATTAATCAAAGTGTGGCAGCCCCGTAAGGTTGCCACGCTTTATAAAACATTAGACGATGAGTTGTTCAATCAATCAATCTTTTGTTATCGACTGTCGTGACAACGTAGGCGGTATCAAAGAGATTAAGGTAAAAACCTTTAATTCTAACTTGACAGGCTTTGCGTTGACATCAGGTCAAGCAACTTTGTCGGGCAATGGATTGACAGGGTGGTTCACTTTGCAGTGCGAAGAGGCTACCGCAACCGCTACAGACAGCGGCACAACTTCACGCGAGAATGGCACAACAATGTACGCTCCAACAGTTAACTGGGTATGGAACGAAAAGAATGCTGCTATCTTAAATGAGGTTGAGAAATATCACGGTGGTACATTCCATGTTGCCGTGAAGTACAATAACGGTGAGGTTCGTGTGTTTGGTTACGAAAACGGCTTGTTCTGTTCATCATCTGTTGATGAATCAGGTACTGCATACGGTGATCGTAACGGTTACACTCTTACCTTTACTGGTATGGAAAAGATCAAAGCACCACACGTCACTAACTTGTGGACTGCTTTAGGAGTATAGTTTGTTTCTGTTCATAGTTTGGTTTGGCGCGTCTATCTTACGGTAGGCGCGTTTTTTATTACACAAAATTTCGTTTTGTAATTTTATTATTATGTTGCAAGTTACAAAAGGAGCATCCAACACGTTGGTGTTAACGTTGACAGAGAAAACAACGCTAACAAATCCATATTATTTGTTTTATCTATTAGGTGGTGATCAGACGGTGGTAACGTGGATAGCACAGCCATCAGCGAGTGATAGCCGTAAGGATACGTTTGTATTTATTGAAGGAACAACGGCAACGCTAACGGAACAGATATATCAGTATTACGTATACGAGCAAACGAGCAGCAACAACATTAACCCGTCATTAGCTACGTCACTTGTCGAGAAAGGGCAGTTGAAAGTTAACGATGTAAATGAACAGGCGTACCAAATGCCTACTAACACAACGCAATATCATTACTAATGAGTGAGCAAAATAAACCACAAATTCACTGGCTGCAACTGAACAACAGAAAGCGTCCGGAATTTGTTGAGATCAAAGATTCGGAGTTCATTAAGTCAGGAGAAAAGAACGATTTTCCCTACTACTTAATTGATTTATACCGCCGTTGTTCGTTTCATTCTGCAATCATCAACGCAAAGGTTAATTACATCGCAGGTGCAGGATGGGACTATGCTAAGGGCGCGTATATGACCGTCGCGCAAAAGTCATTGGCAGATAAGTTAATCAGACAGCCATTTGCGGACACGGATTTGAACGAGTCAACATTGCGCTGGGCTTTAGACTTCGAGGTGCATAATATGTTTGCGATCCTTGTGAAATGGTCTAAGAATAAGCGCACAGCGACATTGGAACACATCGACGTTGCTAACCTGCGTACCAATGCGGACATGAGCAAATTTGCCTACACACGCAAATGGTACATCATCAAACAAGGTAAACGCATCGAGAATAAAAACTTTGAAAAAGAGCCTGATTATAAAGTTTATGACGGGTACGATCCAAATGAGCGCGAAGGTGAACAGATTTACTTTTATGCTGCATACCATCCTGACCAATACGTGTACGCATTACCGCAATATCGTGGAGCGTTGACATGGATCGAAAATCACATTGCGTATTCTGATTTTCAGTACACAAACATCACCGCGTCATTTGCGCCAATGATTAACGCTAAGTTCTTTGGCAATATTCCTGATGACGAGAAGCAGCAAGAAATTACCGAGTCGTTTACTAAGAACTTTACAAGTCCAGAAGGTAAGCGATTGATGGTAGGCTTTTATCAGTCTATCGAACAGGCTGCTGCAATTGATCCTATTAATGTTCCTGACCAATCTACGCTGTACAAAGAAATTGCGGACCAATCGGAGTACAATATCTTAGCGTCACACGAGTTCCCGAAATTACTATTGGGAATATCTACGGAGGGCGCGTTAGGTCAGCGTAACGAGTTGGCGACAATGGAGGAAAGTTACTACAACCGCTACGTGATAAGCCGTCAGCGTTGTTTGGAGTATGCTATTAATGAGATTGTGGATGACATTGGGCTGCCTATCACGTTAAAATTAAAGCGCGTTAAATCAGTTGACTGGATGCCGAGTGACGCGACTATTGAGCGCATCTTGGGTGATGAGCGATTGACAGAATATGTGATTGATCGTTTGGGCGTAAAGAATAAACAGTCGTATGCGTTTAATAAAGCAACAATCGACGCAAATATTGCGGTGTTTATGAAGTACGGTGTTGATGCTAATCAATACGAGGTGTTGAATGAGCGCGACGTGTTGAGTTTTGATGCGGACGAAATAGCAACAAGTGAGCAGGAATTTATGACGTTTGCAAAGGCAGAAATAAAGTCATTAGATCGTGTTGTGTTGGACTTGCTTAGTAAAGATCCGTTTATTCCTGCCGAAAACATCGCTAAGGTGGCTAAGGTTTCTATCGGTGATGTAAAAGATACGATTGATCGTTTGCGTGAAAATAAGAGCATTAAATGGTCACCAGAGAAGATTGCAGGTGATAAGGTCGGAGCGTATGAGTTGACCGACAAAGGTCAAGAGTTGATTAAGGAGCAACCTGCTAAGACCGAGAATCTGAAAGTGATGTATCGCTATGATTTATCCGCTAACGCACCGAAGTTAGTTGCAGGTGGTAAGTCAAGACCATTTTGTGTGGAGCTAATGCGATTAAACAAACTTTATTCTCGTGAGGATATTAACCAAATGAGTATTGAAGAAGATCGTAATGTGTGGAGTTTACGCGGAGGTTGGTACACAAACCCGAATACAGGCGTAGCACAACCACAATGCCGTCACACGTTTAGACAAGTAATCGTTAGAGAAAGAAATTAATTATGAGTACGATAAATAAGCCTTTATTATTTAAGCCTAACGACGAAGGGCTTTTGGCATACGTTGAAAGCACATACGATCAACAGCAACTTTGCGAGGTGATATGGGACACACAGCGTCACTACATACGTCCGATATTGGGTAGCGCGTTGTACGATCAGTTGTTAACGCAGGTGCAGAATAACACGTTGACACAATTAAACACAACGCTATTAAACACGTACATTAACCCTGTAATGAAGTTTTACGTGTTGGGAAATGGTTTATACGTGTTCAACTACAAGATGCGTCAGAAGGGCGTTATGACCATGAACAGCGATAACGCTAATCCTGCGAGTATTTCGGAATTGGATCGTTTGTATAAATACTTCATGGATAAAGGTCAAACGGATGCAGATATGTTGATGCGTTACCTTATCGAATACGAAGATCAATATCCTTTATACGGCGATCCTGGCGATGGAGTTGACACAGTATTACCAAAGCACAAACAGTATAACGTTGGTATTTATATGGGTAAATATCGATCAGGCTATAACCCATGCGGAACAGGTGATGAAAACACAATCGATTTCTAAAAAGACAAAGAACGCTAAAAAGTTTATCGAATACTTAGCGAAGAAGCACGATGACAAGCTACAGCAACATAACGACGTTAAATCAACTGATCGCAAACATTCAGGAGATAGCGACGCAGCACCGACAAATAAATGATTTTAAGTACGGCAATACTTGGGAGCATTACGCGTCGGGTACTACGAACACTCCTGAATTGTGGTGCAATGTAGAAAGCGCACAGCGTGGAATTAGCAGCACTACATTTGATGTTCGTTTCTGGTTAGTTGATTCCGTTATACGCGGTGAAATTGACGAGTTGGAACGCCATTCTGATTTGGTGCAAATAGCGGAAGATATAATCGCACAACTTCGTCATCCTGCGTACAAGTGGCGCATTAACCGCGACACGTTATTTAACTTGGATTTGTTGGTAGAATATTCGCCAAAGAATTTAGCAGGTGTTACGTTTACGGTTGCGGTTGAGGTTGCGAAAGGCGATGACAGATGCAACATTCCATTTGTTACACCGCCTTATCCGAATGAGGGTGGAGGCACTACAACTTGCGCATCTGCAACGGTAAAGAATAGCAATAACACTTATACGGTAACGGTTGCAAGTGGTGGAACGTTAACACTTCCCGATACAACTTACAATGTGTACGTGGATAACGTGTTACAGAACACGGTGACGGTAGCAACATTAGATAATGAAACAATCAACATAGTATGGCAGTAACAGTCAACATAGATAGTCAGATAGTCGTTAAGACCGCAGCGCAATGGGCAGCGGATTCGACGGTCTATTCTGCAAAGCGAATACTGGTAACATCCGATCAGTATTACGGTGCTACAGATCAGCGTAAGTTCAAAATAGCTAACGGCACGGACACATGGTCTAATTTGGACTATATGCCTATCGGCACGGGTGGTGCAAGTGGTTTGTTGCATGGAACAGCTACGCAGGTTTCCGCAGGTGTTTATACGACAACCATTTCAGGCGTTTCAGCCTATACAACTGGCGATGTTTACGCGATTAAATTTACCAGTGTCAACGATAACGGATCAACTATCAATATTAACTCACTCGGTGCGGTTAATATTTACAAGAATAGCATCGTTCCACTTGAATCAGGTGACATCAAAGCGAATCAGGAAATTATAATCGTTTATGACGGTACTAATTTCCAAGCGATAGGATTGACAAGTGCGCATCTGTTAGCATACGTTCACAATGCGGAAGGTTCTGTAATTACCAAAGGGCAGGTAGTGTACGCTTTTGGATCAAGTGGCAACAAGATGTCCGTTAAATTAGCACGGGCAGACGCGGACGCCACATCATCCAAAACAATCGGGATAGTTTACGATTCTACGATTGGAATAGGTGCGGAAGGGTATATTATTATTCAGGGTGCAATAGTGGGCGTTAACACGGCTGCATACTCGGCAGGTGACACGCTTTATCTTAGTGCATCGACATTTGGAGGTTTGACAAACGTCAAGCCTTACGCTCCTGATCATTTGGTGTATGTTGGAATAGTTGAAAGGGCAAATGCGGGTAACGGGCAGATTTATGTCCGTTGTCAAAACGGTTACGAACTTGATGAAATTCACAATGTGGATTTGA